TGTTTCAGGGTTTATTAATCCAATTTTCTTTTCAATACTTTTTGGAAGGATTAATCTTGTAACTTTTTCCAAAGTTCCTAATCCAAAGCTTAAAACTTTTTTAATCATTCCAATTACTTTATCTATTATCCATAATACAGGAGTGAGTAAAAATTTAACCACTATTCCAAATGCTTTAAATAATCCTCCAAGTATCATGAATAATAATTTAAAAAATGGAACTAATCTTTGCCAATTACTGATAATCCATTCAACAGCTGCAACAAATGGAGTAAACGGAACTAACATTAATCTCCAAATTTCTTGCCATTTCAATCCAATAACTTTTAAAATAGCAATTAATGCTACAATTGCCGCAATTACCCATCCAATAGGATTTGATAATAATGCAAATATTCCACCAGCAGCAGCAATTTTAGCACCTATTATACTTATAATATTAATCAAAGATCCCATTATAATTAATAAAGGGCCAATCGTTGCTATTATTCCTGCAAAAATAACACCTATTTTTAATAATTCTGGATTGACTTTTGATAATCTTCTAAAAAATCCTGTTAATTTTTGAACAACTCCTGTTAAACTTTTTAATAAACCCGTATCAATTAACAAAGCTAATTTTAATTCTTCAAATGCTGAAGCAAGTTCTTTTGTTCTACCTAATAATCCCTCCTCAAAAGCAGCAGCTGCTTCTCTTGAATCTCCTGCTGATTCCCTGATACTTTTATTCACTTCAGCAATTCTTTCACTACTAGTAGCCATTACAGCCTCGACACCAGTTTTCATTTTACGTCCAAAAATAGCAATAAGGTCAGAAGCGGAAGCTCCACTCTTCCTTAATAAATCAAACATACCAATAAAATCTTTAAATTTTCCTGAAGGTGTGAATACTTGTGATTGTCTTATACCTAATTTGTTTAGTACCTGTATTGCTTCACTAGTAGGTTTTTGTAATGCCGCAATTACAGCTCTTAAAGTAGTTCCACTCCTTGCTGCTTGTATACCATTATCTGCAAGTATACCTAATATAGTAGAGGCATCTTCAAAAGCAATACCAGCACCAGCAGCATCTGGGGCTACAAATGACATTGCCTCCGCTAGTTGAATCATATTTGTATTAGTGTTCTGAGTAGTAGCTGTCAACATATCAGCAACTATTCTAGTTTGATCCGCTGATTTTCTGTATCCACTCATAATATTTGAAACTTTATCGGATGCTTCTCCAAGGTCAATTTGTGCTAAGGTTGCTACATCCAACGTCGCTGGTAATGCTGACATAATTTGATTTGTTTTGAATCCAGCTTGTCCTAACATGACCATACCTTCAGCAGCAGCAGAAGCTGAATGAAGAGTTTTAGCACCTAAATCCCTTGCTTGTTTCTCCATTGCAGCCATCTGTGCCGTCGTTGCCTTGGTAGTATTTTTCACACGAGCCATTGACCTTTGAAATTCTCCAGCAGTTTTAGCAGCAGATACACCGAAAGCAGCAACTGGTAATGTAGTTGCTAATGACATAGTACGTCCTATACTTTGCATCTGCTTTCCCATCTTCTGTAATTTAGCCATGGATTTTCCAACAGTACTTGAAAATTTATCCACACCTTGTATAACTACTCTGATAGGAGGTATCGCCATTATTAACCTGCTTTTTGTTTCATAGCCTTTATATACATATCGGCTATGTTCCGAAAGAAAATTATATCGTCGGGCTCCATTTCATAAATTTCTGAAGGCTGGGTTTTTAATATACCCATAAAAATTGCTACAGATTGTCTCCAGTCTTCAGGCCATGCGGTAAAAAAGAGTTAACGACCTCGGTTAATTTCATCATATCATAAGCGTCCAACTCTTCAATGAAAGCAGTAGGTTCTCCAGTTATTTTACTGATAAATCCAATCATATGATCGAATTTCATATCAGTAGCAGATATACCTTTGAAATCTTTTGCTTTCAATCTACGTTGAACAGTTATTTTATCCCTTGGATTTTCCTCATCCCATTGAATAGGTTCTTGTAAAACATATGTATAAGGGATACTAAATTCTTTTTCCATGATAAACCTCCTGTGGTTTTTATTGTTGTTGTTGTTGTTGTTGTTGGAATATTATCGAACTTCTGTACAATCAAATCCGGTGAAAATTGCTTGAATATTTCCCTCCTCTGTTTGAACGTCACCATCTGCTGTATAAGAAGCACGTTTTAATACAATAACCTTACCATTAGCCAATGCTAATGTAACAGTTGCTTCGGATAATGAAACCAAATCTTCAACGCTTAAATCGTAAAGATCTGTAATTTCCCCTTCAATTCTGGGGGCTTGTGGTGTACCTTTAAAGCCATGTGGGCCATCGGCACCCAATATCATTTCCTTTTTAACTTTGCCCAGGTTCCACGTCCAATTGCCCTTGGCACGGAAGATTTCACCGTCGATTTTGACTTCAATAATTCCGGCAATTAACCCTGCCCTATCATTAGCCATTTTTTACCTCCTATAAATAAAATTAATTTAAATTATGCTGGACTCTGTAACAAAAATTGTAGCGTTGCGGCACCAACACGAAATTGATTCATAAGGTCAGGAGGAAGTATCCATTCCAAACGATTTGGATCTGTGGTTGATCGAACACAAACAAGATCATTTATAAATTGGTCAATATTTTCAACCAATCCTAATGTTTGCCAGCTACGAAAAATATTTATTGCTTCGGCCTTACCAAGCTTTGGAGTCATTACTTGCTGCCCAGGACCCACTTGTACACCGTCATTTCCAAGTTTTGCTCTTGAATACTTATTCAAGATTTGTGTTCTAAAATCATATCGTAAATACATCAAATTAAGTAAAGTATTCACATCCAAATATGCTATATCAGACGCACCTAATGTATTTGTTTGATACATAGTAATGGCTCTTTGAATTCTTACCTTTCCACCATTATCTACATAGAATGTAGCAATACCATCATATAATAAAGAATCATTTTCCTGTAAAGTAAAACGATCCTCAATCGCTGGAGGTAACACTCCAACCATTTCTAAAGTTTGAAATGGCTTTGCAGGATCTATCTGTCCCTCCTTTGCAAGCTGCCCAGCATATGCCGATGCAACTTCAAAGCCACTTGTCGGAATTCCCTCGCTATGTATACATGATACATGCTTGGAATTTCTTCCATTACCAAAAGCTTCCAATGTGGCCAAGTTTCCTCTTTTAGTAGTAATATACATTCCATCTATCATCTTCAAAGGCCCAAATCTTGAATCTAATTCTGCTTCAATTGCAGAAAGATTTGTAGCATCCGTGTATGGTGAACAGAAAATATTATACCATTCATCACCTATTACATCAATTACATCTTGAAGTAATGGATTATTAGCACCGCTTGACATTAAATTAATTGACAATGTAATACCGGCAGGGAGAACTTCACCAGCATTATAATTTGCCCTTAAATCAATATCATTTCCTGCTTCACCTTTGTTTTTCGCTGTAATAGTAACAGTTCCAACAGAATTTGAAGCACTCACTGGAAAATTTGATGTAATTGCAGCAACCAGGGCGTCACCTACTTGTGTCGCAGTTTGTCCTGCCAATACAGCAACCGGAACACGTTCTCCACCTATGTATACCACAAGTGAGCCATCTGCTGTCGCTGTTCCACCAATAACAAAAGAACCAGAGGCAGCTACTCCAGCACCTGCATCATCCAAGGAAATACCGTATACATCTCCAACGTTATTATTAGCGAACCATGCTTTGAACATTCTGGCAAGTTGACTCCCTGCTCCATAGTAACTAGAGGCCTGGTCATAACTTGTTATTTTATCAATTTTCAATTGAGCTTGTGAACCTCCAGATACACGTTGACCGATCAATAATGATTGATAACGTAAAATAGAAGACCCTTGAAATGCCCTTGAAGAGTCAAACTCTACATAGACAAACGGAACTCTTAAACTAGGTATAGACATTTTCTACCTCCTTAAATGAATTTGTAATTAATCTTTCTTTTCAGATTTCTTTGAAGCCTTCAATTCAGGTTCTTGCTGAATAGTACAATCTCCTTTCTTTATTCTACGGCTCCAGTAAGTATTCAATGGAACTTTCTTACCTTCTTTAGGAACTATCGTTCCATCTGTATCCCTTAAAAGACCGTTTTCCATTGGTACTATATATATCCAATTATACATTATTCCTCCCTTATAGTTACGTTATCTACAATATTTTGTGTACCTTCACCATTTATATTAATTGTATTAATAAACCGTAAAAATTCATCTAATTTATTTTGGTTAAATGCATCGCTCCGATAAATGATATTCCAGAAAAGTCTTATTGAAGCAATATCCGTATCACCTTCATCTTCAATAGTTGCTGGCTGTGTACGGATAAAAATTACATCTTCAACAATCCCCGGCATTCCTAAAAATTTATCAGCAAATAATGTTTGTTCAACTTCAAATGCCCTACTATCTAAAAAATCATCAATAGCATTTTCCCTCTCACTTTTCATCCTATGTAAAACTTCTGTTGTCAAATTCAATGAACGTTTATAAGAACGAGGTGCTGTTTGTTCATGATCCTCAGTTTCATCGGTAAAATATACTAGCCCACAAGGCAATTCATCAAGAAATATTGGATGTGGTCTTGATGTATACCACCGTCCTCCAATATCTGTATTAACTTTCAACAATTCTTTTATAAAATTGCGAATAACGATGCGAGGATGTGGTTGAAGATCCTGCGGTGTAACATATATAGGTGTATCGCTCATATTGTTTTTTCATGATGCAAAGTTAAACGGGATACACCAGTTCCATCTGGTTCATATGTCAATACATCATAATTAACACCTCTAATTTGCATTTTACAACCATGTCCAGGACGTTTAGTAAATTTTGATGATTGACAAATAATCATTGGATCTTGTGATTGTACCATGGCACCAGTTTCAACATCTACCCCTACATACTCCTCATCAAAAATTACTTTAATTTGTAACTGTTCACCGTTTGGATAAGTAAATACAGCGAGGGTTTTATCAACAAATTCAGTATCATTCACAAAAAACACACTATTAAGATCTTTTTCTAATTGTTCTTGAAATGGACTTAATTCCCTAATATATACATAAAAATTTCCAAGACTTTCTTCACTAGGTATACTTTCAGGAGTTGTAATGACAAGAACATTTCTTATTATTGGAGAACTCCATATTTCTTCACTTGGAATTCCATTCAGTAAAATATTTACTCCACCTGTTGTAATATTTAAATTACCAAATGCTTCTCCACTTAAAATTGAATTAATTTCTACCGATACACTTATTCCTGGATTTCCCCATTGTTCACTGGAAAGTATACTATTAGGAGTAATATTTACATTTCCAACTGACAATATATGTATACCAAATAATTCTTCTGAGCTAATAGAAGACGGGAAACAAAATATATTTCCAGGGGATAGGCTAGGTATACCAAATATTTCCGCAGACAAGACGGAATTTGGTGAAATGTTAATGTTTCCCGTCTCTATTCCAGGATTCCCAAAAACTTCACTACTTTCAATAGAGTTTGGATGGATGGAAACTACTTGTGGTAATAAACTTAAACTCCCAAATATTTCGCTTGAAGCAATACCAATAACCCCTATAGATACCCCTTGAACAATAATAGAAGGTAAACCAAATGCCTCTTCTGATAAAATAGAGTTAGGTGTATCAATATTATGAATACCAGGATATATAGTAGGTTCACCGAAAGATTCAGCTGATTCAATCCCTATAGAACTAATAAAATGAGTTGTATGTGTAGTAGGTTCACCGAAAGATTCAGCTGAAATAATTGAATTTATATCAATAAATATATTTCCAACAATAAAACTAGGTTCACCAAATTCCTCATTAGTTTCAATACTAGATGGGGATATCACTTGAGCTATTGATTCGATTAAACCAAATGCTTCAGAACTTAAAACACTTTCAGGTAAAACATATGTAGTTCCAACAATAAAATTAGGTTCACCAAATGCTTCAGAACTATCAATACTTACTGGAGTAATTGATAATATTAATGAAGGTTCACCAAATGCTTCAGAACTGTCAACACTAAAAACAGTTATGAATTGATTATCAAGTGAAGGTAAACCAAATGCTTCAGAACTATCAATACTTACTGAATCTATATACTGTTCAATAAATACAGTAGGTATTCCAAATGCTTCACTAGTTATAATACCATTAGGATTTATGTATTGTATTAAAGAAGGTAAACCAAATGCTTCAGAACTATCAATACTATTAGGAGTGA